CGAGCGAAGTGGCGATGCAGGCCGTCGCGGGTAGCGAAATCGCGATGAAGACCATTGTAGGCAACGAAATTGCGATAAAGGCCATCGCAGGAAGTAGAGTCGCGATGAAGATCGTTGCAGGTAGCGAATTGGCGATGCGCGGTATTGCCAGTGCATCACTTGCACTACTCGTTATCTTGCGAACGGATGCCTTCCGTGCCGAACTGATAGCCAACAATACCGCCTTCCAAGCAGTACGTACGGCGATGTATCAAACCATCAGTAATCCTGATTCCGGCTGGCAGCGGAGCAGGGCACAACGCGAAGATGGTGTTGCCTCTCTTAATTTAACCTTTGCGAACCCGGCAGGTTTTGTTTTCGCTTGCCTAGGTTATTACAGCAATCCTACAGCATCCTGTACGTTGCACCATCCCGGCGGTGCAGAGGCGGCCAAAGCTGGCTCTACGCCTAAACCGTCAGCCATGACAAGCGTTGACGGGGTCAGCTTTAATGGCGCCACTTTTACCGAACAGGGTGATGGTGTTGCCTACGCCGAACTGTGGACACCAAAAGGATAAGGAGGGCATCATGTATTACATCCTAGATCCGCAAGGCAACATCTGCGGCGAAAGCCTAGACTTATTTACGCCGGCGGAGGGTCGGCGGATAGTCGCAAAGTCCGACTATAGCCCCGACCCGGCTGCAGCCCTTTCCAAAGCGAAAGCGGCGAAACTACACGAGGCCGCCACTGCCGCGCAGGGGTTTATCGACCATGTCGCCGGTTTGGATACTGTGCCACCATTCGAGCGGGACTCTTGGGCAACCCAGGCGCTGGAAGCGCAAGCCTGGGCTGCCGACCATGACGCGCCCACTCCCATCCTCGCCGGTATCGCCCAAGCGCGCGGTGTGCCGCTTGATACCTTGCGCGAGCGGGCCCTGGCCAAAAGCAACGCCTACAGCGCACTCACGGCATCCGTCGCCGGGCAACGCCAGGCGTTGGAGGATCGCATCCGGGCGGCAACCGACATTGACGCCCTGAATGCCGTCACCATTCGCTATGCTCCGCCGCTTATCCCTCTCGCCCCGGCATCCGGTACAGGAGGTGAGGCATGAGTGCCTACGTTGCTTTCTACAAAGGACGACCCGGCAAAGGCGCGTCCCTGCGCGACCGTTACCGCGCCCTGTTCGATGCCACCATCCGTCTTGTCACGCGCAGCCGCTTTTCGCACTGCGAATTCGCCATCCCCGACCCACAGCGCCCAGATGTTTATTTCTGTGTGTCGTCGTCCTCGCGTGACGGCGGCGTGCGCGGCAAATACATGCGATTGCCAAGTGAGCGCTGGGAATTACTGCCCGCCATCGACCCCGCCTATTTGCGCGCACCGCATAGCCATGAATCCATCTACCGCACCATCCCCGCCGCCACCGTGCGCGAATGGCTAGCGCGTGAGCAGGGCAGTCGCTATGACTGGTGTGGCGTATTCCGCTTTATCTGCCCATTTCTGCGCCAGTCACCGCGCCGCTGGTTTTGCAGCGAGTTCGTCGCGGCTGTCCTTGAACTACCCACCCCGGCGCAGCAAAGCCCGGCATCCCTCTACCGCATCCTCGACCAACAATCCAAGGAGTTACACAAATGAGTACAGAGTACTTGCATGGTGTCCGTGTTATTGAGATCAACAATGGCACCCGACCACTACGCACCGTCAGCACCGCCGTCATCGGTTTGGTGGCGACCGGCGAAGACGCCGACGCAACCGTGTTCCCAGAAAACAAAGCGGTTCTCATCAGCAATCTGCCCGAAGCTATCGGCAAGGCCGGCACGAAAGGCACACTTGCCCCCGCGCTCAATGCCATCTACAAACAGGCCAATGCCCTGACCGTCGTTGTCCGCGTGCCGACCAGCAAGGAGAAAAACGACAACGGCGCCGATCAAAATGCCAAGACCATCGGCACTTTTGAAAACGGTCGCCGCAGCGGTGCCAAGGCACTCCTCTCGGCCAAGGCCGAGCTTGGCGTCGTGCCGCGCATCATCGGCGCGCCGGGGCTGGACACGCAGGAGGTCACCACTGAGTTGGTCAGCATCGCGCAAAAGCTGCGCGGCTTTGTCTATGCCCGCGCCGTCGGCAACACCAAGGAAGAGGCGGCCACTTACCGCAATAACTTCCATGCGCGCGAATTGATGCTGGTATGGCCGGACTTCACCGGCTTCGACGAGGCGGCCAAGAAAACGGCCACCATCAACGCTGTCGCCGTTGCCCTCGGCCTGCGCGCCAAGCTCGACCATGACACCGGCTGGCACAAGACCATTTCCAACGTCGGCATCAATGGCGTCACCGGTCTCACCATTGACGTCGATTTTGACATCACCAGTACTGCCACAGATGCCAATTACCTCAACAGCAAAGAAGTGACGACGCTGGTACGAGAGCAGGGTTTCCGCCTGTGGGGCAGCCGCACATGTAGTGACGATGCGCTCTTTGCCTTTGAGAACTACACCCGCACCGCCCAGGTCATCAGCGAGACCATCGCGCAAAACCACCTCTGGGCCATCGACAAGCCGCTGACACCGGGACTGGCGAGCGACATCATTGCCGGCATCAATGCCAAGCTGCGCGAATTTACCTCTGCCGGCTACTTGCTCGGCGGCAGCGCTTGGTACGACTCAACGCTTAACAGCAAAGACACCCTCAAAGAGGGCAAGCTCGCCATCAGCTACGACTACACGCCGGTGCCGCCGCTCGAAAACCTCAATTTGCGTCAACACATCACCGACATCTACCTCATCGACTTCGCGCGCCGCATCGAAGCCGCCCAACCGTAAGGAGATAACATGCTACCCAAGATTATTAAAGACGCCATCCTCACCGTCGAAGGACGAGGCTATGCCGGCATCATCGACAACATCGAGTGGCCGAAAATCACCCGCAAGACGGACGAATACCGCGCCGGCGGTATGTTTGGGCCGGTCGACATTGACCTCGGCCAGGAAAAGATGGAGCTGACCTTTGAGGCCAGCGAACAGACGGCGGAAATGATCGCCCTCTACGGCACCTGCGGCCTTGCCGGGGTGAAATTCCGCATCAACGCCAGCGCCGAGAGCGAGATGGACTGCAGCGGCCACGGCATCGAAGCGGTAATGACCGGTCGTCTAAAAGAAATTGACCTCGGCACGAGCAAGCCGGGCGAGCTGCAAAAGACCAAATACACCGCGAGCCTCGCCACGTTTAAGTACAGCATCGATGGCCGCGTCCTCTTTGACATCGACTTCCCCAACAACATCTGCATCATCAACGGCACGGACATGCTGGAAAAGCGCCGCGCCAATCTGAAAATGTAATTTAGGAGCCCCCCTATGAACAACAACACCCTGACCCTCAGCAAAGCCATCACCCGCGACGGCAAACCCGTTATCGACATCACCCTGCGCGAACCGAGCGCAGGCGAGCTGCGCGGCATCAAGCTGTTCGACCTGATCCAGGGCGACACCGGTGCGCTGATTGACCTGTTGCCGCGCATCAGCACGCCCGCCCTGACCAAACAGGAAGTCCTCAGTCTCAGTCTGCGCGACTCGATGCTTGCCCTCAACCTGGTCGCTACCATGATCACGGGCGAGGCCGCCGACGACGCCGAGGGAAAGCCATCCCCGTAAGCATCGAAGAAGCATGGGCGGACATCAATATCGTTTTCGGTGGCGGCTGGCCGCCGAGCGAGATGGACAGGATGAGCATTCGCGAGTTGCTGCGCTGGCACACCATCGCCCGCGAGCGCAACGCGCGCGAGCAGGCCGCCATCAACGATGCCCGGCGCTAGATGCCGGGCACGAAAAAGCCGCCCAAAAAGGGCGGCGTGTAAAGAAGATTACAGTGGAAGATGTCGCGATAACGGATGGCGTCCGGATGCTTTTTGTGCAGCGTCCATGCGCTCTTTTTCCAAGCGGCTTTCGGTTTCAATCCGGCGGCGATCCCGTTTTGCCTGCCAGGCCCAGAAAACGTCAGTCAACCATAGATAGAGCGGTTCAAAAAGCACTTCGTTGAGGAAGGAAAAGAAGACGCCGATGACGCCCAACACCGTGAGAATTACCACGATCCAAAGCAGTACCCATAATTCCATGACACGCTCCTTTTCTCTTTCGATAACTGCATTGTAGCAGAACAAACCAAGGAAATCTTATGGCCGAACTCAATTTACAGGTGCGCCTGCGTGCCTTTGACCAAATGAGTCGCACCTTTGCCAACGTGGGGCGTGCCGGGCAGCGGCTGCTACGGCAATTTGACCAAAACCGCAACACGCTGCATCGCTTTGATGCCCAGTTGCGTGATATTGGCGCCTACCGCCGCCAGCAGCAGGCTATCCGGCAAAACAGCCAGGATCTGACGCAAATGCGGCAACGAGTGCAAACCCTGCACCAGCAGCTGCGCAACGGCGCGGCAATGGGGCAGAGTACCGCCGCCATGCGCCGCCTGCGCGACGAGTACAACCGCGCCCGGCAATCGGTCAGTCAGTTGGAGCAAACGCGCAGCCGTGAACAGCAGCGCCTTGCCCAGCTCAGTCAGCGCTTGCGCGCGGCAGGCATTGATACACGCAACCTTGCGTCGGCAGAAGCACGCCTGCGTCGCGAGGCCGGACAGACCAACGACGCGCTCAACCGACAAGCCGACCGGCTACGCCGGTTGGCCGAGAGACAGCGTCAGGCGGAGGCGCGCCTCGCCCGTCGTGATGCCGGACTGGCGGTTTCGGCCAACGCCTCAATGGCCGGCTATGTCGGCATCAATGCTGCGCAGCGCGGCGCACACCTGCTCAGTGCGCCGGTGCGTGAATATATGGGGCAAGAGCAGGCGTCGACCGACCTCAAGGTGACGATGATGCGCGCCGACGGCACATTTGGCGCTTTTGAAGAAATCAACAAGCAGGCCAAGCAGCTCGGCAACGTATTGCCCGGCACCACCCAGGACTTCATCAACCTCGCCAAATCGCTGAAAGAACAGGGGGTCAAAGACGAAGTACTCACCAGCGGCGGCCTGAAAGCAGCGGCAGAGCTGGCGGTGCTGATGAACATGGGGCAAGAGGAAGGCGGTACTTTCACGGCGCGGATGATTGAAGCGCACGGCCTCAACCCCGACGACCTGAACAAGGCCGCCGACATGACCCAGCGCGCCTATTTTGCCTTCGGCCTGAAAAAAGAAGACATGGCGGAGGCGATGAAATACTACGCCCCTAACGTCAACTCGCTCGGACTGACCGGCGAGGCCAACTACCGCAAGCTGCTTGCCCTGCAAGGATTGGCGGCACGGCAGGGTCTGGAAGGCTCGATGTTTGGCACCAACTTCTCGATGATGCTGTCCAAACTCGGCGAAGGACCGAAGGCTCTAGAGATGGCGAAAAAAGGGATGAAAGGGGAAGCACGCGATGTCCTGAAAAAAGCCGGGGTCAAATTCAATTTCTACAACAAAGACGGCACCCTGAAAGACATCGAGAGCATCGTCAAGGAACTGGAGAAATTTGACGTTGTCCGCAAGAAACTGGGCGATGAAGAAGCGCTGCTGGCGATGCGGCAGATGTTCGGCGAACAGGGCGGACGTGTCGCCAAAATCCTCGCGCAGCAGGGGGTGGAAGGGCTGACTCAGGCGCTGGCCGATATGGACGAGCAGGCCGACAAAACCATGCGTATTACCGAAAAGACCTCGACTTTGTCTGCCGCCTTTGAGCAGCTTGAAGGGGTTGCCACCCTGCTCTCCGGTACCATCGGAGAAACCCTGCGCGACAGCCTGTTGTGGCTGAGTACCAACCTGCAAGACTTCATCGAGAACACGTTGCAGCCCTTCGTCAATAACAACAAAGAGCTAGTGAAATGGCTCATGGTTGGCGCCGCCGGGCTGATTGCCCTAGCTGCAGTTGGCGGTACGCTGCTGCTGGTGTTTGCCGGCCTGAATGCGATGTGGGTCATGGGCCGATTCGCCATAGGCGGCTTGTTGGCAAACCTCGGTTTACTCGGTCGTCTATTCACGAGTTTTGCCGGTTTTGCTGCGGTAGCCGGCAAAGCGGCACTATCGGGACTGGCAACGGCCATCATGTGGCTAGGACGTGCCTTTCTCATTGCCGGACGCTTTATGCTGGCCAACCCCATTGTCCTCGTCATTGCCGCTGTCGTTGCCGCCGGCTGGTGGCTCTATAAAAACTGGGGCAACGTGATCGGCTTCCTCAAAGACCGCTGGGCGGCGCTGAAAAACTGGTGGCTGACCAATCCCGTTTCCTCGGCCATCATCGGCGCCTTCTCTGCCGCAATCGAATTCTGCGCCAATTTGCCGGGACGACTGTGGGATTTGCTCACCGGCGCCGGCACCCGCGCCATCGAAGCCATCCGCAACTGGTCGGTGATGCAGGCGATCATGGACATTTTCGGCCCCGCGATTGACTGGGCCACCAACAAAATCAACTGGCTCATCGACAAAATCAAAGGGGCGTGGGAATCGCTGAAAGGGTTGGTCGGTGCGGCGGAGGAAGGCAGCATCCTCGCAAACAAGCAAGTCGCGGCGCAAGCGGAGCGGCTGG